ATTGATTTTCTGCACAGCCGGTCCGATCTGCCACGCCATCTGGCAAACCTGTCGCCCAGAAAGAGTGACACTGAGCATTGAAACCGGGGCACCCCCGGTATTCCGGGAGTGACATGTCTTCAATCCGCGAAACCATCCTCGCCGCGCTGTGTGCGCGGCTTTTAGCGCTGCCTGCGACTGTTCTGCGCGGTGATGTACTGCCCGAGCGTGTCCCAGCTGTTGGCCTGCTGATCCTGCGAGATGGTGAGCCGGGGGAGCCCGAGGTGACGCTATCGCCGCTGACCTATCACTACCAGCACCGGGCCGAAATCGAAGCCGTGGTCCAGGGCTCGGACCGTGATGCTGCGTTCGACATGCTTTGCGCCAGCATCGGCGCAGCGCTCGCGGCGGAGCGAACCTTGGGTGGGCTCTGTGACTGGGTCGGGGCCGAAGCACCGCAGCCTGTCGATCTGTCTGTCGAGGGCGCGGCGAGCCTGAAGGCGGCGGTTATTCCGGTCGTCCTGCACTATTCCACGCCTGATCCACTTAGCTGATCCCTACATTCTAGGAGTTGAAACATGGCACGAGCCCAAGGGGCGCGGGCGCAAATGGCGCTGGCGTTCGAGACGAGGTATGGCACGCCGCCGGTGAGCGGCTACACGAAGATGCCGTTTGCAACGGCGTCGCTTGGCGCGGAGCAGCCCCTGCAGGCCTCAGAACTCTTAGGCTATGGGCGCGATCCTCTTGATCCGATCCTGGATGCGGTGACGGCCGATGGCAGCGTGACGGTGCCCATTGATACACGCGCCTTCGGGACCTGGCTCAAGGCCACGTTTGGCGCGCCGGTCACAACGGGGACAGATCCTTATACGCATGTCTTCCAGAGCGGATCCTGGAGCCTGCCCTCCTTCTCGATTGTCAATCTGCATTCAAAACTGACCCAGCGTGATCATTTAAAAATGACCCACCTCTGGGAGAGCAAAGCCCACAGGCGAGCGGCCCCCATATAGCAGGCTCGTCTGTGGGCTTTGCTTTTTCTGTTTCAGGATTTGGTTCGAGATTTGCTTTGGGCGAAGCGGTAGGATGTGTTGCCGGTCTCGATGATGCTGCAATGGTGCGTGACACGATCGAGCAGCGCGGTGGTCATCTTTGCATCGCCGAACACCGACACCCATTCGCCGAATTCAAGGTTCGTCGTGATGATGACACTGGTGGTTTCATACAGCTTGCTAATCAGATGAAACAGCAGCGACCCGCCGGATTTCGGGAACGGGATATAGCCGAGTTCGTCGATGATGACGCAATCCAGGGCGGTCAGTTGCTTGATGATCTTCCCGGTGTTGCCCTCGGCCTGCTCTGCAATGAGGGCATTGATCAGATCGACGGCATTATAGAAGCGAACCCGCTTACCCCGATTGACGAGATTGGTCCCGAGCGCGATGGAAATGTGCGTCTTGCCGGTGCCGGTTCCACCGACGAGGATGATGTTGTGCGCGTCATCGGTGAACTGGCCTGAGCAAAACGGGTCGATCTGCCCTTTCGTGACGGTCGCTGCGCTGTAATCGAAGGTAGCGAAGTCCTTGTGGTGGGGGAATTTCGCGATGCGCATCTGATACTGGATGGACCGCACCCGCCGCTCTTTGGTCTCGGCTTCGATCAAGGTCTTCAGCGCTGTTGTCAGGCTGGGTGGCGTGCGCGCGGCAAGCAAATCCTGAGCGCAAGCTGCCATCCCATGAAGCCTGAGGGCAGCGAGTTGGTCGATGAGGGCGTTCATGCCGCAACCCTCCCCGCAGCACACAGCGCTTCATATCGCTTGCAATCGGCCTCTGGGCGCAGGGTCAGCTGTGGATAGGCATGTGTCTCCGCCAGTGGCGCGATTGTCGGCTCCAGCAGCTGATTGACCAGATTGATGATCGCCGGCAAGCGCAGGGTGCGCTGTTCGACGGCCAGATCGCAGGCCATCTCGACCACGTCGATGCCATGCTCAAGTGCCAGCAGCAGCAGGTCGACAAACTCCCGGTCGCCACCTTTCTCGCGCATGTAGTGATCCTTGATCTGCTCCATCGATTTGGGCAATTCCCAACCGACAAAAGGTGCGCCATCACGCAGCGCACCGGGCTTGCGATCGAGCAGCGGCACATAGTGCCAGGGCTCGAAGTAACTGATATTGCGTGTAAAGCGCCGCTTATGTTCAGCGATAATTTCGTCGTTTGCGATCATGACAAGCCGATCAGCATAGGCGCGCAACGAGACGTGATGCCCCGCATGTTCGCACGGCACGCTGTAGCGATTGCTGTCATACTGCACCAGGCAGGTGGATCTGACCCGCAGAGTTTTTTCGACATAACCGTCGAAAGGGCGGCCCAGCGGGCGCAGCTCGATCTTCTCATCCTCAAAGACTTCGGCGATTGTGCGATGCTGTTGATCCGTATGGCGGCGTTCAGCCAGTTCCTCGCAGCGCAGCAGAAGCCAGGCATTCAGCGCCGCCAGATCGTCAAAGGCCAGCCTGGGAGTGAACAGCTCGCCACGCAGAAACTGCACCTGGTTCTCGACCTGCCCCTTCTCCCATCCTGAAGCGGGCGTGCAGGCGACAGGTTCGATGACGTAATGGTTCATCAAGGCCAGAAAGCGTGGGTGAAAGATCCGGTCCTTCGATCGCGAGACATAGGTCACCATGGTCTTGGGGTTGTCGATGATCACCCGACGCGGGACGCCGCCGAAGAACGTCAGTGCCCGCACAAAGGCATCGAGCACCATCTCCTGCTTCTCGTTCATATAGGCCACGACGAAAGGCTTGCGGCTGTGGCACAGGCGGAAATGGGCGACGTGAACCTTGTGCTGGATACCGCCTAACAGGACATATTCCTCGCTCCAGTCGAACTGAAGCGCATCGCCAGGCGCGAAATAGAGCGGGATGAATGCATCAGTTCCGTCGGTTCCCGATGACTTCTTGAGCTCACTGACAAACCGCTGAACTGGTGAATAGGAGCCCGTGTAGCCCTCCGCGACAAGCTCTTCATATAGCTTCTTCGCTGTGCGCCGATCACGCCGCCGAAGGGCCAGATCATGATTGAAAAGTTCCCGCAGACGCGCCTCGAACTGCGCGTTCAGCTTGGACCCAACACGCGGTTGCCGTCTCCGATACCGCGGTTGCTCCGGGTCCTTCAGATACTTTTTGATCGTCGTTCGCGAAATCCCCGTCTCGCGCGCCACAGAATGGATGCTGCGCCCATCCCCCAAGATCCACCCACGGATCTTCATTGCCGTTTCCATCAGTAACACCTGCTCTTCCTCCGTGCCCAAAGCGCACGGACGTTAACAATGCAGGTGGGTCAGTTTTAGATGATCATAACCCACCCAAGTGGGTCACTTTTGCATGCCGATTCACACAGCCCCATGGCAAGCCCGAGATACCGCCGCGGTATGGCGCCCCCCCTTCCACACTACGGCGCCCCGAAGTTCCGACGGGCTATCCCTCTTTCTGCACCCGAACATCGTCCTCGTCTATTCGCCCAGTCTGTCATTGCACGGCCGGCGTCCGGGCCGAGCGGACACCATACCCAGACCGGACTTCGCGCAGCTTGCCCGGCCGGACCCAACAATGATCACCGGCCCACCTGAACATGTTCCCGGAAACCCTTACCTTGGCGGGGGTCAGTCAGTCGGGTCATCCTTCGAGCGCGAGGCATCCAGCCCGAGCCCGATGAGCACCCTGATCGCTTCATTCTCCGAGGCAAGGCGCTTGTCGAAGCGGAAGTCCGATATCCGCTTTGCCTGATCTTCCGTCAGGTTCACCAGCTTTTTCACGGGGAATACGGTTTCTTTGCTCATGACCCACAAATAACGCATATGCTCCATATTGACAATGGGGCATATATCGCATATGTTCGATATGCGAGCAAGGCAGGTGCTACCAACACCTGCCCGCTCTAACCGCCAGAACCTGTAAGGAGGCTCCGATGGCTAACCGTACGACTATCACCACTTCCCCGTTCACTGAACCCCCGCTGCGCGCGATGTTTGCGCGGTTCACGGCCCTGACCGCGTCGCTGGTCCAGCTGACCGAGACCGAGCGGGACCTCGGCAGCTATGACGGGCAGGATCCCGCCCTGTCCGCCTTCACCGGCGCGTTGGATGCGGCCCGCGCCGGCACGCTCACCCATTGCGCGGTGATCCTTG